ATTCCCTGGAGGATGGTGGGGGTGGGTGGGCCCGCCTTATTACCTTCGGAGTCCCTATAGGATTGACCTCTCTTCGCTCGACTTCCTTCTCGCTTTATTCCTTTACCACCCCATCCTTCCAGGTTCGGCCCCTTGGCCCAGTTTCCGGCAGCCAGCCAGGTGGTCAAAACTTAACCAGTTAAAACCCACCCCCTTGTTTTGGAAATTGATTTCCAAAAAAATTTTTTGCAAATTTCAAAACTTAGCGTATGCTTGCGTCCATTACGTGCCGCCACACACGCCAGAAAGGACAGTACATTGTTTCACGGGAAACAAGACGCACCGGACGAAGAGATCCTAAAGCTGGAGTTGCGGCTTGCGCAGATAGAAGCGCGAGAGGGTGCTAGGAATGATTTCTTGGCGTTTGTTAGGTACGTGTGGCCCAGCTTCATTTGCGGCGAGCACCATAAAATCATGGCCAAGAAGTTCCAAGAGTTGGTCCATGGCGACCTAAAGCGGGTAGTTATTAATATTGCACCGCGTCACGGTAAGTCAGAGCTCACTTCGTATTTGTTCCTTGCCTGGTTAATGGGCCAAAAACCGGACTCCAAGATCATTCAGGCTACGCACACGGGCGAGTTAGCCCAGCGGTTTGGCCGAAAAGTCCGAAACCTGATGGATTCGGAGGAGTACAAGCAGATTTTCCCTGAGGTTTTGCTGGCGGCGGACTCAAAAGCGGCGGGCCGGTGGGAGACGAACAAGGGTGGGGAATATTTTGCCGCTGGTGTGGGCGGTGCGATGACCGGTCGGGGTGCGGATTTCTTGGTCATTGACGATCCGCACTCGGAACAAGACGCATTGTCGGAGACGGCGATGGAAAATTGCTACGATTGGTACACGGCAGACCCTCGTCAGCGACTCCAGCCGGGTGGACGCATCCTAATTGTGATGACTAGGTGGTCTAAAGTTGACTTAACTGGTCGGGTATTAGTGGACCAGGCCAAAAACCCCATGTCTGACAAGTGGGAGGTCATTGAATTCCCGGCAATCATGCCGTCTGGCAAGCCCTGTTGGCCGGAATTCTGGAAAGTGGACGATTTACTGCGTGTCAAGGCCGCTTTGCCGGTCTCAAACTGGAACGCCCAGTGGATGCAGAACCCAACTGCGGAAGAAGGGGCGATTTTCAAACGGGAGTGGTGGAAAGTTTGGCAGCGAGAGGCCATTCCAAAGCTAAAGTACGTGATCCAGAGCTATGACACGGCGTATTCCAAGAAAGAGTCGGCTGACTTTTCCGCTATTACGACTTGGGGCGTGTTTGAGCCCATCGAAGGCGAGGAAGACAACCTAATTTTGCTCGATGCGAAGAAGGGACGGTGGGATTTCCCAGAGTTAAAGCGTGAGGCGATGGAGTTGTACAAGTTCTGGGACCCGGACTGCGTGTTGATCGAAGCGAAAGCGTCTGGTATGCCACTTACGCAAGAATTGAGACGAACGGGCATTCCTGTTGTAAACTACTCACCTGGTGGGCGCAGGTCTGGTACGGATAAAATCAGCAGAGCTAACTCTGTGTCACCTGTTTTTGAAGCGGGATTCGTGTGGGCACCTGACGAACCGTGGGCCGAGGACCTTGTTGAGGAGATGGCGGAATTTCCTTTTGGGGCAAATGACGACTTGACAGATTCAGCGGTTCAGGCGGTAATACGGTTTAGACAGGGCAACTTTCTCCAGTTGCCCAGTGACTTTATTGAAGAATCTTTGGGCCCTCAAACCTATGAGTACTACTAGTTATGGCACAACAAAGTAGCCCGGACGTCAATCAGATTTTGTCTACCATTCGTCAGGTAGAGTCTAGCAATAATTATGGCGCACAGGCAAAGGGTTCGTCGGCCTCGGGTGCGTATCAGTTTATTGATAGTACTTGGCAGGCTTCGACAAAGAAAGCCGGTTTGGGCACGGAGTACGCTAGGGCCAAGGACGCTCCTCCTGAAGTGCAAGACGCGGTGGCCGCGTTTGCTGTTCGGGACATCTTGAATCGCACGGGCAATGACGTGACGAAGGTGCCGCTGGTGTGGTATACGGGCAACCCCGAGGGTCGGATGACCGAGGATGCGCTCAAGGCCAATCAGGGATTGACTCCTGACAAATATCAGCAGAAGTGGTTATCTGTGTTAGGTGGCGGGGCTTCTACCAAGACGGCCCAAGCTCCACGGACCACGGCCCAAAGAAGGGCTCCCATGGGAGAGATGACGCTTGCCTCCTTGCCAGATAATTATCGAATTGCTTTGGCTACAAGTTACTTGGGTGAGACGGAAGATCCTGAGGAAGCGGTGGCGGAACGTGCGGTTCGGATGATGGAAGAAGCGCAGGGCGGAGGGGCGGCCAAGATTCAAAAGACCATAGCCCAGGCTGTTCCTGACGAGACAATTGATCCGTTTAAAGTAATGGCCCAAGCACAGGCTCCGCAAAAACAACCCTCCCGTGCTGTACCGAGGATGCCAAGAACGTTTGCCGAGGGTGGTGAGGCTAGCCTTAAAGAAAAAGACGATTTAAGGCAGGAAGATAAAGACGAAGAGTTTAAGAGAGCGCAGTCCATGTTGTTCAACATGCGTGCAAATGCGGGACCGGTGACTGGGCAGTTTGTCCCTGGCACGCGGGGCGTGGACGTAAGAGCTTCGACACAGGCTGGACCGGTTAGGCCTTATGTGGATGTGAGTCCAAACGCAAGAGCGGTAACCCAGGTGGGTGCGACGTACGGCAATGTTGGCCCGCAGGGTGGGTATGAGGTTGAGGTATCGAAGCGTGCTCCCATGCAAACTCCGTTTGGTAAGTTGGAGATGCCTGTTACTGCTCGTGGGTCGTACAGTGCCCCGGTTGGCAAGATGGGACAAATACAAGCTCAGGGGTACTACGTTCCTCGTCAGGGGCAGATGCCACAAGCGAACTACGGCGGGAACTTACGTTATGTTCAGCGATTCCAAGAAGGTGGCGAAGTAGACTATAACCAGATGATGGTTGGAACGTTACTGCCTCCACCGGAAGAGCCCGTTGCTCCCATGGTTAGGCCAGGAATTTCTGTACCCACCATGAGCGAAGTCCCGCGCGTGGATGCGCAGGGGAGAGTTATTCGCGAAGCACCGACCCCGGACCAGGTGTACACACCGCTTCAACAGGTAGTTGGCGGAGCGGAAGCTCTTGGAGCTACTTTGTCTGGCCTGACGGCTCCCGCTTCTATTCTGTATGACGTGGCACGGGGAGTTCCTGCCAAGGAGATTTCTCCGGGTCGGTTTATGTACCAACCACGGACCGAGGCTGGTCAAGAGTACACCCAGGGCATAGGCCGTCTTGCGCAAGATCTAAAGCTTGACGCAGCGCTGCCCCAGGTTCAACTGCAGCGTCCTTATCCTGTTGGAGCCATGGCGCGGCAAGCTGCGGACATAGCCACGGGGCCAATTGATCGCGCAAAAATTCGGGCAGCAGCCTCTCGTGCCCCAGAAGATGTTGCTTATGATCCGCTCAGAGAACGGCTAGAGTCGCAAGGTATTTTGTCCTTGGCCACCCGACCAAAAGGCTCGGCTATTGATACTAGAGAAGAGATGACGCTATTAAATACAGCGCTTTCTGAAAAAGGTCTTGATTTTGGGGATACTGCAGATTTAATACAACAAAGTTTTGTACCCAAACTTCAAAATTACTTAAACCGTCAATTTGGTACGGTAGATGATCCTTTGTACGAAGCAACTGTGTCTGGAAAATTTTTACCACAAGCTTTTTATAGACCTAATTCTCTATTCAGGTTTGATGAACAACAAGTAGCAGACGTCACCGGCGTCAAGTTAAAAAATGGCTCGTTGACCCTAGAGCACATGAACAAACTTCAGCAACTTGCCAAAGAAAAAAATCCAGGTGCGATAAACCTTCTTGGACGGGGCTATGATCTTTCTGGGGCAACAAGGGCGAGATATATTCCGTCGGAAAATAACCCTACTTTTCAGGAAATTTTTGCCACAGTAGGGAAAGAAGCTGGGGACAGGCCTATGACAAAAGGCGTGTTAACTCCAAATCCAACAGATCCAAGTTTTATGCAAAACATGAGCTCAAACCTAGCACAAGAATTAGTACGTAGAAAACCCGTGTATGAAATGCTAGGGTCCAAAGTTTACGGCGGAGTCATAGACTATGATAATTTAGTTAGCTACATGAGCGAAAACGACCCCAAAAAATGGACCAAAATGTCTGTCCCAGAATTAGTCCTTGCTTCTGGCCAAGACATTTCTAAGGAAGTAGACCCAGTTAAAATAGCGAAACACGCCTACAAGGGCAGAGAACTTGTTCCTTTCCAAAAACTTTTAGGAACAGAAACCTATCTACCACTAGAAAATTCTCCGGCCTTGGGTAAAGGAGCGGAATGGCGAGAAATAAAGACAAAAGAAGCGCTACTTACTGAAGGTGGACGCAGCATGATGGATCATTGTCTTAAAAGTAATACAGAGTATTGCAATATGCTTGAAAAAGGCAAAGCAAAATATTTTAGTCTAAGAGACGCTGATGGGCACCCTCACGCAACCATTCTTATTGGAAGAGATGGTAGTACAGGTCCTTACAGCATAGTTACACAAATAAAAGGATTTGAAAACTCAAATACGATACCTCTTTATGGTGAAGAAGTTTCAAACTTCTTAGATTCCTATCAGAAAACTTTGGGTACAAAGCTAAAGTTTTCTGAAAATCCTGAATATGTTCCTTCTAAATATGGGCCAAAAAACTTTGGAATTGCCGACCCAGAACAAAACAACGGTGGGGATGACTGGAACGTGGTGAGAAACGTTTATGCCAAGGGCGGCATGGTAGATAAACCTTTATATGATCGGGCAGTGTGATGGCCAAAAAGAATACATTGAACAACATCGAAAAAGCTCTAACCGCTTCTGAACTGCCTATGGGCGAAGAAGTGGATGTAGAGATTGAAGAAGAGGTGTTGCCGGAAGAGGAAATGATTAGCGTCGAGATTGACGAAGATGGCGGTGCAACGATAAGCGTTGGCGGTGAGGAAGAAGACGAAGAAATCGAGACCAAGCACTATCAAAACTTGGCCGAAAAGATTGACGAGAGCGACCTGACTGACATTGGCGCCGAGATCCTTGAACTGTTCGACTCGGACATTGCCTCCAGAGAAGAGTGGGAGAGAACCTACTCAGAAGGATTGAAGAACCTGGGATTCCAGTACGAGGTACGCACCAAGCCCTTCCGTGGAGCCTCTGGCGTTACGGTGCCCTTGCTGACAGAAGCGATTACGCAGTTCTCTGCTCAGGCCATGAAAGAACTCATGCCCTCGGGCGGGCCCGTGCGCACGCAGGTAATTGGCGCAAGCAACCGTAAGCGTGAGCAACAGGCAGATCGTGTCAAGACTTTCATGAACTACGAGATCACCACAGTCATGAAAGAGTACACGCCAGACTTCGACCAGATGCTCTGGTACGTGGGCTATGGTGGGTCGGCCTTCAAGAAAGTTTATTTCGACAAGAACAAGAACCGTTGCGTGTCGCCGTTCATTTTGCCTGACAACTTTGTCATGCCCTATCATGGATCGAGTAATCCTTGGGAAAACGAGCGTTGCATTCAGGTTGTGCCAATGTCAGCAAACGACCTTCGCAAGAACCAAGTCAATGGCACGTACTTAGATATTGACTTGGGCGATGCACCAATTACTCCCCGTGAGACGCCAATAACTCAAGCGGAAGACCGAGTATCTGGGCAAACACCTGGATATATGGACGAGGAATATACGCTCTTGGAAGCGCATATCCTCATGGACATCCCAGGGTTTGAAGACAAGAACGGGATCAAAAAGCCTTACATCATTACCCTTGACAAGGATAGCGGCAAGGTTCTGTCTATCTACCGTAACTGGAACGAGGACGATGAAACGTGCTGCCCGGAGCAGTATTACGTGCATTACATGTTCCTCCCAGGCCCCGGATGCATGGGCTATGGACTGGTACACCTGATTGGCAACCTGAATAAGGCGGCCACTTCTGCACTGCGTCAATTGCTAGATGCTGGAACGCTGTCAAACCTGCCAGCAGGATTTAAGGCTCGTGGTCTGCGGATCGCGGACGATGATCAGCCGTTGCAGCCGGGTGAGTGGCGAGACATCGATGCGGGCGGCGCGGAGCTATCTAGTTCTCTCTTGCCCTTGCCGTACAAGGAGCCAAGCCAGACGCTGTATACCCTGATGGGATTCTGTATTGACAGTGGTCGCAGGCTAGCCAGCATTGCTGACATGCAGGTTGGCGACGGTAACCAACAGGCCGCAGTTGGTACAACAATGGCATTGTTAGAAAAGGGTGCCAATGTTATGTCGGGCATCCACAAGCGGCTGCACTATGCGCAAAAGCTTGAGTTTGAGTTGATGGCCAAGTGCTTTGCCAAGTATCTGCCGGACGAGTATCCGTTTGACGTGCCGGGTGGCAATAGGAAGATCTTCCGGGAGGACTTTGACAGCCGTGTGGACGTGCTCCCCGTAGCTGACCCCAATATCTACTCCAGTGCCCAGCGGATTATGATGGCCCAGACGCAGTTGCAGTTGGCCCAGTCTGCGCCGCAGATGCACAATATGTATGAGGCCTATCGCCGTATGTACGAGGCCCTTGGAGCACG